AACACCTTGAACACCTTCAAAATCTAAAATAATTTTTACTTTTGCTTTTTCATCTTCTACATAGAATTGTTGTGAAGCAGTTAAGTTACCAGGAGCATCTTTTAATTCATTAAGAATAGATACATTTCTTACAGGTAAAGGTGATCCATCTTCAATAAATGCAAATTTTCCTGAGTTATAAGCCGTTCCAATAACTGCATAATTATCTTTATCTTCAGTTACACTGACAACTCTCCATGTTGTAGTTTGTAAGGTAGTGTTGCTTAAAATCCAGATACTATTTGCATTTGGAGCAGAAGAAAAAGCAGAAGATACTGTAATAACAGCACCAGAAATTCCACTCACATCCCTTGTTTCAACTGAACCATCAGACAAAATAACGCTAAGTGTAGGGCTATTTGTAGAATTTAAATCTGTATCCTCAGTATCATCTACAGTTACAGTTGTGGTTGTTGCTGTTTTTATTCTTCCTCCTCTTCTTAATCCTGCTCTTACTGGATCGCTTACTTCAATAACTTGTCCAGGTCTTACAACAACTCCTTCAGCTAATCCAGTAGTAAAGTTTATGGTTTCAGTAGAATTTTGCTCTTCAAATAACAAAAATCTACCTAATCTTGCAGCTTGACCTCTAGAACTACACGCAAAACCAGTAATTTTCTTATGTAGTACACCATATTTAGCTTTTGCGGAGGTATCTTCTACAGTTTCAAAGTCTAACTCTTGGTTATCCATATCAAAATATGACACAGAAACTACAGTTGCTCTTGTTTTAAGACTTGTACCAGAATAGCCAAATCCCTGTGACGTTATATTTGCTAAATTAAATAAATAACTTGGGTCTGTAGGTCTATCCTGTGAAATTGTAAGAGAACCAGCAGTCCAAAAACTTATTGACCTCATTACAGAAGTAAGGGAATTTACAACTTCATAAGCATCCTGTCTTGCTTGAAGGATAGTATTACAACTAAATCTTGGCTCTTGTCCTCCAAGTCCATCATCTACTAATTCTGAACAATAAACAGAGGCACTATAAAAAGCAAACTTATCTAGTTGAGCTTCTGTTATATGATCTCCTAATCCATATCTAGTGTTTGTTAAAAGATCAAACAATATCCAAGCTGGATCACTTGTCCAATGTTTTGTAGTAGTAAGCGTTCCATTAAAAGTGCCTGAGTAAGTTATCCTTCCTGTTGTTGAATCTACAGTCCCATTGTGAGGTATTTTTATTTTTACCCCACGAACTTTATACATTCTTCCTGGAACAGATGAGAATTGTTCAGAATCAAACCTTAATGCTGCATGAGCTACATCAGGATAGGGTCTTTGTTCGTCAATAATTTCAGTAAATGCCTGAAAGAAAAATTCATCTCTTAATCTTGTTGGATCTTCAGCATCCGCAGTTGTTCTCTCAACGCTTACTGTTATAGGGAAAACGTGTGTAGATGGGATATCTATTCGATAATCTCTGTTATATGCTGATGAACTTCTTCCTGTGACAGTATCATCTATTGGAGTTGTAGTTGTTCCGTTATTTTGAATAATTTTTATTTTTAAATCTACTGTTGCACCATTAATATCTCCATTACTTTCAAAAGTTTGAAGTGAATTAAACCTAAGAGTCACTCTTACGGCATTAATATTGGAGTTTGTTATCTGTCTTGATACAGGAGTTCCATTTTCTACCTTTACTCCAACACCTGTTTCAGACTCGATATTTGCAATACCAGAAATAAATGTTTGATCTGACGTTCCAAATCTAGGTTCAAATTCTACATCTTGAAAATTAAAGTCTGTAGATTGAGTATTTGTTGGATCGGCACTAGCTCTCAATACTGGAGTTTTTCCTAAATAAACATCTTTTAACGCTGCTGTATTGTAAGTAGCTGTACCTTTTGTAAACCCTGCTGCTGATGGAAAACCTTCAATTTCACCTTCGCTTAAAACATCAACAATAGTTGCAAATTGCTTACTGGATAAGGCATTGGAGGGCAGCGTAGAATCTACTACTACATCATCTTCAGAGCGATTAACAATTCCCATTTATGCTGTACCTTTTATCTGTACTGTATCAATTCCTGCTGATACTACTAGAGAACCAGCAAAAATTTCTCCATAAATTAC